GTAATACTAGATACTGAAGTTCCCCTCTGTGCAATAGACATATCACCATTGATGATGAGGTTTCTGTAAGGATAAGATGCAAAAGCTAATTTAGAACTTTCAATACCACCAGCTAATTTAGAGTTAGTAATAGAACCAGCTAACATAGCATTGGTTACAGAACCAGTGGCTGGTGTGACAGTCTGTGTTGACTTACCTTGGAATACACAATACATTGTATCCGATGCAGAGGTTGCCGCACTGAGTGTTAATGATGTACCACTAGCAGTATAGGCATAACTACTGCCCGGTTCCTGTCTTACGTTATTAATGAACAGTTCAATTTCATTCTCATTAGCTACGGGGAAATCAAGTGTATAGCTAGTTGTGGCACTAGTTGTAAAGTGCTGAACTGAATATGAACTGTATTTGTCTGCTGGTGTATTTCCTAAATAAGGCAAAGTATTCTCCTAATAATTATGTTGAAATTGAATCGACTGCTGAAATCCAACAATCTAAGCTGGATGCAGTATCAGATTGTACATATAATCTGTCGCCTGATTCTACGATAACCTTAGCACCACCATCTAAAAGTTGTAAAGTAGACCCTGCTGGAATAGGGGCATCTTTAACTAAGTAGATGTCGTTAGCACCATCATTGATATAGCAACTAGCTAATATACTAGAACCAGTAATATTAGAAAGTGATATCCCAACAAGTGTATCGTAGGAGTCAAAAGCTGCAGCACTAGGTATCGGACTAGCCGAAGTACCTACGTTATTTGCTGTGTATCTTCTGAAATTTTGAGCCATTTATAGTTCCCCCTATACTTAATATTATAATGTTGTCTGTTGATTTGTCAAGTCTTTTATTAATTATAATGCAATTGCCATAGCTACTGCAAAACCTTCTGATGCTCCACTAGCAAGACCTGTCAATTGACTTCCATCTACGGCAGGTAATCTTGAAGAACCATCTAGTTGAACAATATTATTAGGACCTGTGCCTACATCTAAAACTGCTGCAGTTCCTAGGCCTAATGTAGTTCTTTGTGCTGAGGCATCAACATCATCTATTAATGCTCTACCTGCACTACTTAAATCAAATAAAGATGCAGTACCTGAACCTGTAAAATAGATACCTTTATCGGCTGCAGAAACTAATCCAGCAATAGCTGTTAGTTCAACGTCACTAGCTTGTTTACCATCAATTTGTGTTTGAATAGCTGAGGTTACACCATTTAAATATCCAAACTCTGTATTGTCTACTGTACCACCTGCAATCTTTGTAGCATCAATAGCAGCACTTGCATTGATATCTGCGTTAACAATAACACCTGAACTAATTGTAGCAATACCTGTATCAGCAATAGTGATATCACCTGATACTACATTGTCTATCCATTTAGAAGTTAATGTATCATAAAACAATAATGAAGCATCTGCAGGTGTAGTAATATTTACATCTGTAAGTTCTGATAATTCGTTAGCCGTTGCAACGGAAGAATCTACATAAGCCTTAATAGATTCTGATGAAGCAAGAGTTGTAGCTGAAGCTGTTGCAAATGTATCATCATCTAAGAAAGCTGTACCTGAAACAGAAGTATTTAAAACTGGACTGGTTAAAGTTTTGTTTGTTAATGTATCTGTAGTAGCACGACCAACAAGAGTATCAGTAGATGTTGGTAATGTTAATGTACCTGTATTTGTAATACTAGAAATAACGGGTGATGTTAAAGTTTTATTTGTTAAGGTTTGAGTTCCAGTTAATGTAGCAACAGTAGAGTCAATGTTAACTGTTAAAGTATTTAATGAACCTGATGTGTCGATACCTGTTCCACCAGCAATAGTTAATGTCTCACTGTCTAAGTCAATAGATAATGCTCCACCTGAATCACCTTGGAAATCTAAATCTTGTGCTGTTACTTGGCTATCAACATAAGTTTTAATTGCTTTTGCTGAAGCTAAAGTTGTATCTGTTGCAGCTACTGCAGTTAAATCAGTATCAAGAACACCTGCTTTAAAATTATCTACTTCAATATTAGATAAAGTATTTGTATCAGCATCAATAGATTTATTTGTAAGTGTATCAATTGTTGCTCTACCAAGTAAAGTATCTGTAGAACTAGGAAGTGTTAGTGAACCACCATTAAGTATAGTAGCAATAGTTGGTGTGGTAAGAGTTTTATTAGTTAAGGTTTGTGTACCTGTTAATGTAGCTACTGTAGAATCAATAGCAAAAGTTACAGTATTACCTAAGCCTACAGTGTCAATACCTGTTCCACCTGTTAAAGTTAATACTTCGGAATCTAAATCAATATTTAATGCACCCCCAGTATCTGCTTGGAAGTCTAAGTCTTGAGCAGTAACTTGTGAATCTACATACGCTTTGATAGCTTTAGCAGAAGCAAGAGTATCGTCACTAGCAGAAACAGAAGTTAAATCTATATCAATATCTGTAATGCCTGTAGCAGTACCTATAACAAGAGAGTCTACATTAGCTGTACCATCAATATATAAATTTTTAAATTCTAAAGAAGCTGTACCTAAGTCGATATCATTATCGGTGACGGGAACAATTGCACCATCCTGAAATCTAAACTGTTCTACAGGTGAACCACCTACTTCTACAAATACACCAAATCTATTATTAGCAGTATCAGATACTAATTTATTATTAGCATCTAAGTCTGCGATAAGTGGTATATAACCACCCTCACCAGTTGTGCCATCATGGCTATGCCCAGTTAAGGCAGCAAATGCAGCTTCTACTTGATTGAACTCATTATTAAAGTGACTAGCTTCAATAACGGAACCATCAGTAATATTAGCTGATTCTTGTCTAACGTATGTTGTTCCCATTTATCTTCTACCTCCTGGTATAAATTCTAATTCGTATCCCTTAAAGGATATTGGTAAATTGTTTGAAGTTTCTTCTACTCGTAATGCTACAGTAAATCCACTTCCTTCTACTGATTGTCTTATTAAGTTTGCACCTGATGAACCATACACAGCAGTTCCATAAGTTGATGCTGTTAATCCATAAACGGCAATACCTGCACCCGTTGATAATGTATATGCATCAGGTTGTGGTATTTGTGGACTATCAAAATCATAACGAACTTTAAAGTTTGCACTTACGTTACCTTCGTTTTCATAGTTCCAAATAACTCGTTGCATATTCTTTCTGATACCCGGGTCACCCATTGTCATATCAGGAGTTCTATAGTATGAGTTAATATTAACAGAACCACTTGCTCTTGTAAATACACTTCCTGATTCTTGTAAGTAAACATATCCATCATATCCACCTGATATAATAGTTTCATTACCACTAATAAAATCAGAATCAGTTGATGATGCTTTTAATCCTGTTATCTCTGAGTATTCAAATCCTGGATTTCCAGTTTGAATATTTGTTTTAATAACGCACATCAAACCTTTTGCAGCATTCTCTGATTGGTCAGCAGATACTGGATAGAATAATCTGTATTGTGATTTATTTCTAATTACTAAAGAATTAATGTTATGGTTACTTATATTTTCAATAATATTCTGTACTTGTTTAGAAATAGTTCCAAGTTCTACGTCACCAATTTTATCTGTACCTGCAATAGTTCTTAATCCATCAGGCCCTAAGAAGATAACATCACCACCAAATTCTTGAATACTTCTACCATCAACACATCCAATTCTTCTAGTTACAGGTTGTAGTGCAAAATCTGCAGAAGAACTTCCTACTAATTTAAATATCTCATCATTACAAAATATAAATAAACTATCACGGAAAACTTTAAGGCCTGTAACAGGTGAGTCTACTTTAATTTCACCACCACCATTAGCAGTACTAAAACTATTTTCACCATAAGGTATCATAAACTTTACAGAATGTGTATTTGAAGATGCGCCTGAAAAGAATATATGATTCTTAAATATTTCTACAAATCTAAAATTGGCAGAACCTGTAGCATTAACATTAGTAACAGTGTAACTACTATTAACTATTCTTGGTGTAGATGTACCTGAACAAATAACAATTTTATCTGTACCATCAAAGTTAAATTTTCTAAACTCATAATTATTTATAGGAGTTCCTAATCCAGTTACTACACTTGTCCATGCACCTGAACCACTGCCTGCTCTATAAATACTTCCACCTCTTCCAGCTAATACTACATTATTATAAATAGTAGATAGTACTACTCTTTCTGTAGGAGATGCTACTTGAGGAACAATGTTTGTATTAAACTTTGTTGTTCCTTTAATCTTTTTATATCCACCTGTAATATCAGGTTCAAAGTTTTTTAATTCTAAAGCCTCTCCAGGAGACATAGAGAAAACATCTTTGTTGAGGACTAAACCCCCACCTATACTAACAACTGAAGGTTGAGTTTGTGCCATATTATGTTGCGGATAATGTTGATGTGCCTGTTGATGTTATTGTTAAATTAACTCTAGTATCTTTCATATAGTCAGCTTTATTTAACACTTCTACTCTAATTCTTTTAATAGCTTCTTCATATTCTGCATTTGCGATATTTGCCATTGGTACATCATTTCTTAATTTATATAGATAGTACTTTGCTCTATTAACTATTGTATCTGAAAATCTATCAGGCAAATCTAATACATCTGTTGCATTAGATAAGTCTGCATGAGTTTTATAATAATCATACTTAACACTGTAGGCATCTGTATTTGGAACAGGCGATAATCCATATCTTAATGTATCAGGTGTAAAATAAACATATAAAGGTTTACCATATTGTGAATCATTAACAACAGTATCCGTTGCTAATTGATTTTGTAAAAAAGAATCATAAGATAGGAATACTAATTTTTGTGGTGATTCTGATATAGATACCCTTGTGAAATCTACATCTAGATTTGTAGCATCTGCATTAGCTAATCCAACATATATTGTATTGGATGTGGGAGTAAACTCTGCACTATAAATATTACCATTACCATAATCAACAACAGATAGTGTTGTGGAAATTATATTACTAGCACCTGAACTTGTTCCTACTTTAATAGACAAAGAACTTCCTGATTCACCTGTATCTAATACTCTAACAGATATCTTATGTACTTTGTTTTTAACAACGCTAATAGATTGTGTTACCTCAGATGCATTTAATCTTAATCTACCATTACCATCTGCAATATAAGAAGGGCTTCCTGATACTGTAGTCCAATAAGATATATCTGATGTAAATTCAGAATTGGTTACCCTTTGAGTGGGTGTTAATCTAAAAGAATTAGTATTTACTTTTCTAGAATTAGAAGGTAATGAATACTCTTGTTGTCCTGCATTAGTAGCATCTACTCCAGCATTATATAACCATGACCATTCTATTT